CACTACCACGGGCTTCCAATAACACCAACACCTGTGGCTAACTATGCTGTCCAAGCGGGTCATGCGTTTGTTTCATATGCTCATCCTGAACAAATAGCAACAGCCATTGAAGTAGCTCAATCTTTTGCTATTGATAATGGGGCGTTTAGCGCATGGAAATCAGGCAAACCTATCAAAGATTGGCAACCTTTTTACGATTGGGCATTAAACCTTAAAAAAGTACCATCGTGCGACTTTGCTGTTTTACCTGATGTCATTGATGGAACAGAGGAAGACAACGATGCTTTGTTGCGGGATAACCCATTGCCCTTATGGTTTGGCGCACCTGTTTGGCATATGCACGAATCCCTTGAAAGACTTGAACAATTAGCCAACACCTATGTTCGGGTTTGCATTGGCAGTTCAGGTGAGTACGCAACCATTGGAACTTTTCAATGGTGGTCAAAGATGGGGCAAGCAATGAGGGTAATTTGTGATGATTTGGGCAGACCATCCTGTAAATTGCATGGATTAAGGATGTTAGACCCAGCAATATTTACCAAATTGCCGTTTTGCTCTGCTGATTCAACAAATATTGCCCGAAATGTTGGCATGGATGGGAAGTGGAGAAGTGGAAACTATCCTCCTCCAACAAAAGAAGCAAGAGCGCAAGTTATGCGAAGCAGGATTGAGGCGCACAACGCCCCTCCAGTTTGGGGTTTTCATCAAGTAGAACAAGGAGTATTACTATGATTTACGCAGGAATTTATATTGCCGCATTGGTTGCCGCCAACCTTTTGGTTGCATGGTTAGGGGTTTGGTTTAGCCTTGTCAATGCCTTTGTCTTGATTGGATTGGACTTGTCTTTGCGGGACAAACTGCATGACTTATGGGAAGGCGACAAATTACCTATAAAAATGGGTGGCTTAATTGCTACTGCAAGCATTGTTTCTTATGCAATCAATCCAGCAACAGGCATGATTGCATTTGCTTCCTTGGCGGCTTTCAGTTTGTCAATGGTGGCTGATGCCTTTGCTTATCAATATCTGAAAGGTAAAAACTGGTTGATTCGTGCAAATGGTTCAAATGTTGCGGGGTCTGCTGTTGACTCTGTGGTATTTCCAACCATTGCTTTTGGTGGATTGATGCTTGAAATTGTTGCACTTCAGTTTGTTGCTAAAGTGGGCGGTGGATATGTTTGGTCAAAAGTCTTGGAGAAGAAAAATGTCATTTGACGACTTTTGGAAAATGTGGCCTAACACTCCAAGAAAAGGGGCAAAGGCTAAATGTAAACAGGTGTGGATAAAGTCTTATTGCGACACACAAGCAGACCAAATTATCAAACACCTTGCATGGATGAAGACCACAGAGCAATGGTTAAAAGCAAACGGGGCTTTTATTCCTGCACCTTTGGTCTACCTCAATCAACAACGATGGGATGGCGCAGAAGTGCCTGAAACGCAGATAAAACCACAAATTGACCCTGCCATAGCCAAACTAGAAAAAGACCGCCAAAACGCTATCCCTATGCCTGACCATATTAGGGAAAAACTCGCCCAATTACGAGGTAGGCAATGACAAAAAATGAAGCGAACCGCCTTTTGGATGAGGTAAGAGATGGAAACAGATTGCACCCCATTGCCAGAATCACCGAAGCACTATGGGCAACAGGGGATTGCGTTAGAAACATACCAATCCACACTCAACCATTTAGTGAAGCTAGCATCAACGAGTGGCTGGAAAGCACACGCATGGTATCGGGCACAGGAACTGGAACAGCACCCATTGGGGATATTCAAGGGAATCAGTCAGGAATTGACCAAAATAATGAAAGCAAAAAATGAACCCATTTCTGATAAATGAACCTACTTGCATCAGTTTTTCAGGTGGTAGGACTTCTGCTTATATGCTTTATCGTATATTAGAAGCAAACAATATGACTTTGCCGTCTGATGCAATTGTTTGTTTTGCCAATACTGGCAAGGAAGAAGAAGCCACTTTGCAGTTTGTCCACGATTGTGCAAAAAATTGGGGCGTAGAAATCCATTGGCTTGAGTACAAGTACGATGAAGTTCCGTCAAATAGGTGGAAAAGGGTAACTTTTGAGACTGCTTCTCGTGAGGGAGAACCCTTTTTTGAACTGATTGACCAAAACGGCTCGCCATATCTGCCAAACCCTGTTGCCAGAATCTGTACTGCAAAACTGAAAATCAGGGTAATCAACCACTATTTGAAGTCAATCGGTTGGCAACATGACGAGAATTCTGATTGGGTCGGCATCAGGGCTGATGAGATGCGTAGAGCCGCCAAAATGGACAGGAGTAGGACTCCATTGGTTACGGCAGGAGTTACTAAGGAAACTGTCGGAGCATTCTGGAGAAGCCAGCCTTTTGATTTGGGACTGCCAAACATGAACGGAGTCACAATGCATGGAAATTGTGATCTGTGCTTCCTCAAACCTGCTCATCAAATCATGTCACTCATTGCTGAAAAGCCTGAAAGGGCATTGTGGTGGATGAAGATGGAAGCCCACGCTAATTCGTCAAATAAGACATATGGCGATGGAGCAAAGTTCAGAAAGGACAGACCGAGTTATAAGGAAATGTACGATTTTGCATTGCAACAAACGGATATGTTCGGAAATGTTGACCCTAACGAAGAAGCAATCCCTTGCTTCTGTGGAGATTAAATGATCTATATTGGAATCGACCCCGGAGCTATCTCTGGCGCAATTGCCGCAATTGACCACAATGGAAAGTTCATAGATGCCTGTTATATAGCCCACGAGGAAGGCAGAATCTTGCCTCTTGCATTGGTAGATACCCTATCAACCTTTATTGACCCCAAAGAAGGTGGAGAGATTGGTATGGAGGCCGTCCATGCCATGCCAAACCAAGGCGCATCTTCTACCGCTAAGTTCATGCGAGCCGCTGGTGCAATTGAAGCCGTTGCAATCCTGACTCGCTACCCTGTAACCTTCATCAGTCCTCAATCATGGAAAAAGCATCATGGGCTTGGTCGGGATAAATACGATTCAATCCTTTTGGCAAGGGAAAAGTGGAAAGAGGCAGGAATGCATATCAGGAAAAAGGGAGATCACAACATAGCAGAAGCCCTTTTAATTGCTGACTTTTTAAGGTTCAAGATCAATGGCTAGGCTCAGAAATCCAGACAGAGGCTATCTACAGAGGAAACTAAAAGAAGCCGAAGAGGCAGTTCTATTAGCGGCAGGGCAAGGAGACATCATTGACGGCTTCTACGAATGCGTTTCTTGGTATCAACACTGCTACAACCTTGGATTGCGTCCAACGATGAATTATGAGCTTCTAGGGATAACGGCAGGAATCCTGAACGATGAAGCCCAACATGAACCCCAATTGGAGGCTATAGAAGCCCCTATAAAGCGATCATTGTGGCGAAAGGTAGTTAGGACAAAGAAGATACAAAGAAACCGCTAAAAAGGGCTTTAAGTTGGTCGGGAAATAAAAAACCTCCCGAAGGAGGCTGTAAGTTATTTTCTAAGAATAATTTTTAGTAGAAGTGCAATCGTGGCATAGATCATAAACTATCCTCAATGCAAAGTGTAGGAAACATTTTTAATGGATTTGTCCCAACATTTGCGGCAATCAACGCATTTATTACCTTGTTTGGGAGCAGGACAATTGCCTTCAGTACTTGAAACAGTAGAGGTATTTTCAAAATTTGTTGGTGCATGGCTATCGATCATTGCGGCAGAAACCCTAACGCATAGATTTTTTGGAAAACTGCCGAAAGTTTTTAGATATTGGTTTATGAGCTTCTTTTCTCTTGTTGGAATCCAAAATTTGACATTTGGCAGTCGATCGGCAATTCTGACAATGTCTAACAAATGCCCGAAGGATTGGATATCTCCTGAGTCATGCCACCTAAAATAGTCAGTATTAGAGCTTCCAATAAGTTTAATCATAGAGTCAACCCAAGAAATAGAATTAAGGCCTTCTGCTCGTTTTTGATGAGCCTGTTGGACACTTGGGTATTGATAATTTGACTTTAAAGCATAGCAATCGTGGCAAACTGAGCCTTTTATTTTGGCCAATTTTGCACCTACATTACAAAGTTTGGCAGAGATTCCATAAGTGAAGCCCGGCATTTTGCTAGGCTTCCCAAGGCTTCCGGCAATCGACAAGGCTAGTTTTTTAGACAGTCGAGACTGAGGCACGGCAAAAAGAATAGTTTGTTGCATATTGACACCTTTGTAAAAACAAACACCTAGCCAATCGCTAGGCTGAAGGACACCCAACTCGGATGCCCAACAGTCTAGGGATTAGCCTCTCCAAGCCAATAAAACGCCAATATAGGCAAAGGTTGCGAGACAAACAATAGCCAAAATAATGTCTTTTTTCATGATTGCTCCTCCTCATCCCAAAACATTGCTTCTTCATAGATTTCGGGGTAATACTCAAGGAGAAGGGCTTCTCCCTTGGCTAAAGCCTCCTCAAGGGTTGCGTAGATGCCTTGGATAGCCTCAGAGAACTCACAAGTGACATAGTAGCAAATAACACAATAAACCCCTGAGAGCCTTTTATTGACAGAGACTAGCCCGTCTCCGTCCGCACAATAAACTTCTGAGACATCAGAGTATTGAGAAGGGTGAACTGTCCAAGTAAGGTGAGAACTGTTAATAGTTTCTAATTTCATGATTGAAGCCTTTCAAAAATTTAAACGACCAAGAAAAAACTTTCCCGACCAAGAAGAAAAACCCGAGATGGCAATCTCGAGCCTACCAAGTTACTCAGCGCAACGACTTAAAGAAAATTCGTAGTTGATGCCGTCTATTGTGGTTTTGACATAATCGGTTGTGCGGTTAAGGATTGGCTCGATTGCCTCTAAAACTTGGCCGTAGTGTGTGCCGTCTTCTTCTGTGCCGTTTTGGGAGTCAATATCAGCGGCCTGATAAATAGCGTCCGAGATATCCAACTCGCCACCTTCTTTGTGCAGAGGGATGAAGTTTTTGTCTTCTTGGTTAGAAGAAGAAATCTTTAACCAATAATCGCAATTCAGGGATTGATCGACTTCAGCATAAGAAGCAGGCTTGCCGTCAAGAAGCATTTGCCAAGCATATTGATAGCCCTTGTCTTCTTCGAAGTCTTCGGCCTCCACCTCGCCCTTGGTAGTGACACCTTCACCGTAGTGATAGGAAACTGTTTCCCAAGCAGCATAATCGCCTGTAAACATCTCTAGGTGGACTTCTTCGAGCCGATCCATGCAGGGCATCAAAAACTCGTGCCAACTGCCCGCTTGGTGGTATTCAGAGGCTCTGAAGGATAGTGGGAAGACTTTCTTGTCTCCGCCTCTTAAAGTTACTTCTAAAGATAGATTGCTCATGTTGTACGCCTTTCTTGTTGACACTTGTTGAACTGTATAAGGGGATTTTTCTGCACCTTACATATATATAGGTGAAAGAATCGTGCCAACTCTCGTAAGTCCTTGATTTACATAGTACACTGAAAACCCTAAGAATCAGGAAGTTCTACTTTCTTTCTGGTCGGAAGTTTGTAGCCATGCCGTTTGATATTACTTTTTGTTCTTATGACTGGAAGTTGTTAAGGTATAGCGATAATGCTACATAGCCCCTATATGCGAATCGTTCTCATTATCATTCTCATTTGCACAATGTTAGCTAGTGCTCACTTCCCGACCAACAGGTTAGTTAGTGCTCACTTCTATGTGTGTGAGTGCTCACCTCTGG